TTAGCAACTATTGCATTGATCTCTGCGATGTCCATTTCTAAATGATCATTATTATATGTGTTTGTGTTTATGTGCGCGTATCCGAGAAGTGACAGAGATACATGGAATCGGTACTATGGAGGCCACTTGGGTCATATTCCGTGGGTGGCTCCATTGCCAGCGGCGGTGCGTCCGCCACTTTTTCCGGGGTATACTCCAATCGTGTATTCTCGTTGGGTAAATGAAGGTCATCCGATCCGGAAGAATGCTGGTTGTTACGGCATGGAAGATCGGACTAAAAGGCACAGACTTAAGGATCAAGCTCCAAAAGATAAAGTTGTTAGAGAATACACTAGACGTAGGCCAAAAAGATTGCAGGCTCGCGTTGTTAAAGCATTATATTACAGATAGCCTTAAATAAACGATTTTATTAAATCTAAAACATCGTCTGGGGTTTTAACCCAGACTTTTGCTAACCCATACATAGATCTGTACTTCGCTTTCTCCTCGGCTTCATAGTCTCTAAACGTCTCAGCTAAGCAAAGCTGTCCGGTACGCTCATCCAACGTTTCATCGAGTTCGTGGTACGATTCAAAAGCTGCAGTGAGAGAACGATCCATCTGAGTATTGTCAAGCTGTAGATCATCAACCTGCATCTGCAACCAATCGACTTCTCTGTTAGCAGCTGCCAATCTTGCTATGTAAGCATCTATTTTGTTCTGTGCTTGGGTTAGCTGGTTCTCCCAAGACTTATTCAAGTATTCCAACTGATTAACTCTTTTTTGGAGTGGACTCAAATCGAGTGATGTAGCTGATGCTGATCTTTTTGACATCTCGTAATGATCCTTCCTTCATTACATCGATCCTATATACACAAACTTTCCAAGTTTGTAATCAAATTATATGTGAAGCACCTAATATTAATTTATACCCTTGTTGCCAAGGGTTTGTCACATGTCACGGGGGTTGTGGGTAATACTAATTCCACAACCCTCTGTGACAGTGGGCGCGAACGGGGGTATTCCGTTCACTCGGTCCTTTGGTTAATCGGGTTATCTCCTCAGGTTCAAAGGCTCTGCGCCTTCGGCGCTGGGGGTGGGAATTTGAGCTCATTTTCATCCAGGAGTCGTAACCCTCTCTCCCTCCGGACCTCCCTCTCTCCCATAAATATGTGGATATGTGACAATTTACATATATTGCCTAAGTTTCCTCTTACGATTCAAAATGTCTACTTCAAGACACTTCATTATAACTTTTTTCGATGACTCCCTCACGGAAGAGAAAATTGTCGAGTATCTCAAAAAAATTAAATCACTCAGAGGAGCAATCGGACAAATCGAAAAGTGTCCCTCAACGGGAAAGTTGCATTACCAAGCATACTTTGAGTTCGAAAACGCAGTCCGTATTACGGCAATTACGAAGACTCTCAATGGTGCACATGTCGAGCGAAGACTCGGATCCAGACAGGATGCCATCACCTATTGCTCTAAGGAGGAGTCCAGAGTCTCCGGACCTTGGACTTTCGGACGAATGGATCTCAAGCCAGGAGTTCGATCAGATATAGAAGCACTTAAAGAAGACTGCTTAACCAGGAAGAGTCTTAAAACTATATCTGAAGACCATTTCGGTCTTTTTCTTAAATACCAACGTGGTATTACATCCTTTCTGCTTTTACATCAATCCCCAAGGGATTGGGTTATGGATATACAAATCTACTTTGGTGAAACAGGTACTGGTAAAACCAGATTATGTTATGACGAGGCCAAGTCCTCGGGACACCGCGTATACCCTCTGCCACAAAACGATAAAGGTACCGTTTGGTGGGACTCTTACGACGGTGAGGATGTCGTCCTCATAGATGACTTCTACGGGTGGATTAAATTGTCCTATATGTTAAAATTATTAGATAGATATCCTATGCTGATACAAGTGAAGGGTAACTTTCTCCACTTTATCAGTAAAAAAATTGTTATAACCAGTAACAAAAATCCCTTTGACTGGTACTGTTGGCCAGATTCAACTCTTAAAAAGGCTTTTTTCAGAAGAGTGACCAAGATAACTCAATTCAAATCTATCGATGAAAGAGAAGACTGGCCAATTTTATTAGACAATATTTAAAATAAAATTTTATTAATTAGTTCCAGCTAATGCCGACTCCAATGGAGTGGCATGAATAATAATAGATATTACACTACTGGCTGCGTACGTTCCAATAGTACTCTGGAAATTTAGGTTAAACGATGCTTGCTTATTGCCTTCTGCTTCTACAATTATCGCAGTAACACCTAAATGGTTATTTTGTCCAGGAGCAACACTAGCGGTTCCAGGGGCAGAAAAGGATAGAGATCCTGTCTGCGGTGGAATACCTGGTAACCACCATCTACCATTAAGTAATCCAGTAGGTGCATTCAATTGCACTGCGTTTAATCCTGTTCCTTGAACAGCTAGCTGATACCAAACAAGATAAGCACCATTACTGATACTAGATGGCCAGACTAATTTCACTTGGTTACTAGTAGATAACCATTGCACGTCCACACCAATAGTATTGGCGTTAGATTTAAATATAGGACCAGGTGCAATAGCTATTCCGGTAGATGTAAATCGATGCGTATCAAATTGCGCATTATTAGCTAATACACTACCGAATAAATTAGCTCTGGAAAGCTTTACTTTATAAGTAACCCAAATCTCTCCGAGAATTTGAGTCTGTTGTCCAGAACCACCAACAGGGACACCTTCGGTTGCTACTTGAAATGTACCTAAATCAGTAAATACCCTATCTTTAGTGCCTTGCCCGGCTCTGATATACATCATATTAGTAACCTGTTGTCGGTTATCTGTTTCAATACCATGCATCATCCCTACGGAAGGTTTGCATGAATTAGCGTAATCATAATTCTCCATCTGCTGAGCGTTGACAAACAACGGATCATCAGGATCATAATTAGTAGCCATGATTACTTTTCCTAAGGCATTGCTTGCATTACCGGATTCTCCGGATGTTGGTTTATATTGGAATATTAATCCTTCAAAATCATACAATACGTAATTTTGAGCTAGTTGGGCTAAGAAAGGAAACGTTGCTGGAAGCCCAGGATTTAACTCAAATTTTTCAATTTGAAATCCACTGTTAGTAGGAGCATTCGATACAGTAACGGTTAAATTCTTGATAAACTCTGTATGCGAAATATAAATATCTCCTTGATTGTTGTCGCTATTAACTGAAATCATCTGTTGATTACCATCTACAGTATCCCCGCCCATTAGTTGGTTTGTTTGGGAATAATCTCCCCAGCCGAGAAACTTCGATACATTAGCTCCGGCGTTCCATCCTGCTTGTGCGCCTCCGCCCCAGTTACCGGCTCTACCACCAACTAGGGCTCCTCCTATACCACCAATGGCTCTAGGGATATACTTCAGCCATTGTTTATAATCGCCTCTACCACGCCATCCGGCGGCTTGTCGGGCGGCTCTTTGCGGATCAGTAGCTGCAGCCCAAGAGGGACCAAATTCGTAAAGATTCTGTGGACCTCCAACTCTACCAAGTCCGTTATTGTAGTCATTTTGTCCCTTAGTAGCCCACCAGGCTCTGGTATTATTAGACTGTGCTGTAGCTGCATCCTTTGCTAACTTCCTCAAAGAATAAGGTAACCGAGAAGATCTACGATATCCTCCGGAATTTCGTCGTCTACGTTTATAACTTCTCCTTCTACTATATGGCATACTTTCGTTAAATGATTTCATATTACTTACTTTCATGTTTTCACGGGTTTTCCACTTATCTAGCAAATTATTAAAAACAGATGAAAACGGTCCTCCGGCAGGTTCTATTTTTACTTCATCGTACTTTCCATCATCTGGAGGTGGCTCAATCATGAAAGGTAACGGGTATGGATTCTCCACTTGATATACTTTACCGAATCCAGGAGGAGGCGCAGGACCTATAAACTTTCTTTTCAACCCTGAAAATACACTAGATTCATCAAGCATCCTACTCACAGGATCCATCCTAATGAATTCTCCACGTCGCTCTCTCTCCTTCTGTTCATCTTCCTCGTCTTCGAAGATGACAGGGTTGTTGAAAGATCCTCCAGGTATTATCGGTAACGGTATCATGCGCATATCTGCGCCTCTTTCACTATAATAACTAACGTTAGGATCCGAATAATCCCATCCACCAGAGGAAGAAGTCTTCTTCCTCGAAGCAGCTAAATTCTTAGCAACTATTGCATTGATCTCTGCGATGTCCATTTCTAAATGATCATTATTATATGTGTTTGTGTTTATGTGCGCGTATCCGAGAAGTGACAGAGATACATGGAATCGGTACTATGGAGGCCACTTGGGTCATATTCCGTGGGTGGCTCCATTGCCAGCGGCGGTGCGTCCGCCACTTTTTCCGGGGTATACTCCAATCGTGTATTCTCGTTGGGTAAATGAAGGTCATCCGATCCGGAAGAATGCTGGTTGTTACGGCATGGAAGATCGGACTAAAAGGCACAGACTTAAGGATCAAGCTCCAAAAGATAAAGTTGTTAGAGAATACACTAGACGTAGGCCAAAAAGATTGCAGGCTC